TTTGTCGGTGGTATGGAGATCAAAACAGACGCTTGGTTCAAAGACTACCCATCACTCTTTGAATGTGTCCAAGATCTCGTCAATAAGTGGTACAGAGACTACAAGAATTACAAAGGTGTCAACCGTGCATCCTCTGCTGAGGAATGTGCTCGTCTTCTTGTGGTTGAAAAATACGCCACTGATCCCGCTTATGCGGACAAACTAATACGTATTTTGCGGGAACATGGTTGAGGCAATCATCACGGGAGTTGCATCCCTTGTTATTGGTGTTGGTGGTGGCGTAGCTTCTCTTAGTGGTAGGACTAACTCACGTATGGATCGCATCGATAAACGTATTGATGAGATTGAGTTACGTCTTGCTGAGAAATACGTCCCAAGGCAAGAGCTGGCTAACGCCCTACAAAAGATGGAGGATCACATGATCCGCATCGAAAATAAACTAGATCAGATTGTACTGAGAAATGGCTAACAAGAAAGCAACGGAGGACATGTTTAATGAACTCCACAACATTGTCACCAAAGAGCTTCTAGATCGAATTAAGAGCGGTGAAGCCTCTACTGCTGATCTTAAAGCAGCTTGTGATTGGTTGACTAAAAACGACATCAGCGGTGTTGCATATGACGGTAACCCTCTTGATAAACTAGCCACCATCATGCCTAAGGTAGATCCTGAGCTCATCCAAAAGAGGTTGTATGGCAAGTCGCACGTCTAGTTACTACAAGAACAACCCTAAAGCTAAGGCTAAGCGTCTTAAGCAACAGGCTAAATACAATAAAACAAAAGAAGGTCTTAAGATCCGTACTAATGCTAATAAACTGAACCGTAAGCTTGGCACTTATGGTAATGGTGATGGTATGGATGCTTCCCATACAGGTCCCAATAAAGGCAAACTAGAGTCCCCTAAAGCTAACCGTACACGCCCACGTAAGGGTAAGAAGTATGGCTGATCCACTCCCAATCTAATAATGTGACACCGCTATTTCCTAGTCCTGATCACTACCTCCACAACCTAATAACGATGACAAGCTCTGAAGCAAAAAGGCTACACCGTCGTGCAATTAAGGAATACTTTAATTGTCAATGCGTATACTGCGGAGAAACTTATGAACTACATGAACTTACACTTGACCACGTTCGCCCTAAGTGTCTTGGTGGCGAAGACCTTACTTCAAATTTGGTACCCAGCTGTAGGAAATGCAATCAGGCTAAAGGAAGTAGTAATTGGCTACAATGGATGAGGGACACATTTGGTCCTACTAATAGGGAAACATTAATTCTATCACACATTCGGTAATCATGGACAAAAAGAAAACACTTAAGCAGATGCGTGAGGAGATCAAACAAATGATCGAAGCATCTCAAAAACGCCAAGGTCGTGATACTAAATCAGAGATGGGCTCTAAGGCTATGAAAGCTAAGGACACATCTAAGAACTTCCAAGATGGTGGTTATAAGGCAAGGACAAAGGTAGATGGGTCTAGATACCAAGGTGCTCCTATCTCGAAAGCTAACCTTCAAGAATACAAGGAAGCTCAATCACCTAAGGAAAAGGCTAAGCCTCGTCAACGTCGTGGTGCAGGTCGTGAGGACATGATGAGTAATCAGCGTCAACGCGAGATCATGGAACGTGAGGAGCGTAAGCGTAAGAATAACATGGACAAAGGCGGGTCCAATGTAGTTGGGAGCTAAGTAATGGCACCTAAACGTACAAATAAGCGGTTAAACGTACCTGGTAATAGAACTCCTGCTACTTATGATTTAAAGAATCAAGAGCACTTCAATGAATTCAAACAATCAGGATTTATTCCACCAGAGTATGAGTCGTATGACCAGCTACAAGATGCCTTCTTAACGCTTGTATATCAGGGAGTTTCTGATAAAGATGCGGCAGAAGCTCTTGGAGTAGATTACCGTAATGTTATTGGTAAGGGTTACCTTGCCGCTGAATTGAGTTCAAAAGGTATTCCTAGGGGTATTAGCGCTAGAACTCTTAGAGAAGATATTAAACCTGATGAAAGAGCATACCTAGTTGATAGGTTTGGTGAAGACTGGTTTAAGGACTACGAAAGATATCGTAAACTTGAATGGGGTGATACTAAAGTTCTTAAAAAAGATCAGGCATTAGTTGAGGGTTTTTCTGGTAGACCTGTTGAAGAGTTTACGTCTGCTAAGCAAGAAGCTGATGTATTACGTGATCGACTAGCAGCTGCTTTTGGTAAAGGCGGTAGAGCTGGTCAAGTCCATAGGGGCCATGGTGTGTCGGCTATGGAAGGCGCTAGTGTTGGTAAAGCTAACCTGATGCCTGAATCTGGCCCTCTTAATGTTGGACACGGTTCTAACCCTAGATACGATTACAATGTAATGCGTAATCTGAATATGTCGTCAAACGATCTGCAGAATGCGTATGATGACATACTTCAACGTGAAGGTCTTACCATCAATCCACGTCGTTATCCCGGAAACTACGTAGCTGCTGATGAAGCTTTGCGAGAAATTAAGCAAGGAACATCTATGGGTAATCCACAGGTAACTGTTCCAGTAGAACCTACTAACGTTGATCCTAGATCCATTGAATGGCGTGATCGTAGGATGCTTGAGATTGAGCAACAATTGGCTGGAGACTATGAACGTAGTGGGATGTCACCGGGCGAAGCTTCAGCTAAAGCACGTCAACGAGTAGAAGAGTATGCTCTTAGCCAATCCACCATGTTTAACACGGCTCAAACACGTGGTGGCCCTGTTAACGTAGTGCAGCCTGGTAAACCTATGCCACGACAAATTGGCACTGTTGTCGGTGAGCAACTCATTGATCCGTTTGGTCGTCCTAAAGTTGATAGAAGTGGTGAACCTAAGCGAGAAACCAGGCCAGTTTATGCACCACCTAGTGGAGCTGTACTGGTACCAACTCGCCCATCACCAGGTCAGATAGCTGCATCTATTGCAACCCGTGAACCACTTCCTACGCCTAAACCTGCACTTCCTAAGCAGATTCGCACTGAAGCTGAACTTGATCGTATCTTTGCAAACCTTGTAGAGGCACCTAAAGTTCCACCGGTTTCTGGTAACACTGCACTTAGAAAGCCAGTTAATACTACACCTACTAATAGGGAAAGAGCTTTAGCTGCTGAGAGAGCTAATGCAGGTAAGACTAAAGCTATGTCGCGTAGTTCAGGTCCTCCACCGGCAGCACAACCAGTGTCACAACCTAAAGTTGGTCAATCTGCTATCCTTAATGGACAAGCTGTTATGTGGAATGGTGGTAGTTGGGTTAAAATGCCAACTCCTAAAGCTATGAAGCCGACAGCTAAACCTAAGGCTGCTGCTCAACCAGCTAAACCGGTTCGGGTAATGCCTTCTAGAGTTAAACCTAAAGCACAGGAAAGTCCACGTAACCAAGGTAGTGCTAGTATGCAGATACGTCGTATGCAAAACATTCAACCGGATGTGATTCAGCTACCTATGTTTACTGGCTTCCCGTCTATTGAACTCTGAGCTAATACACATAAGCTCACCATCGGTACCTAGGAGCCTCTACAAGGGGCCTCTAGGTGCTTTCCTATACATCCTATCACATGGACACTTTAACCGCCCTTAAAGACGATTTTAAGCTCTTCCTTCAAGCGTTATGGGGACAGCTAGACCTACCATCCCCAACACGTGCTCAATACGCCATTGCTGATTACCTGCAACACGGTCCTAAACGACTACAGATTCAAGCCTTCCGAGGAGTCGGTAAGAGCTGGATTACTGGAGCGTTTGTGTTGTGGACACTCTTCAATGACCCTGAGAAGAAGATCATGATTATCTCAGCTTCTAAGGAGCGGGCTGATAACATGTCTATCTTCCTACAGAAGCTAATTATTGAGACACCATGGTTGGTACACCTTAGGCCAAAGAGTGATGACTCACGTTGGTCTAGGATTAGCTTTGATGTTAACTGCTCACCTCACCAAGCACCATCCGTTAAGTCAGTGGGTATCACGGGTCAGCTAACTGGTTCTCGTGCAGACCTAATGATTCTTGATGACATCGAAGTGCCTGGTAACAGCATGACTGAGATGATGCGGGAAAAGCTATTGCAACTTTGTACTGAGGCTGAGTCCATCTTAACACCTAAGAAGGATAGTCGTATTATGTACCTTGGTACACCACAAACTACCTTTACCATTTACCGTAAGCTAGCTGAGCGTAACTATCGCCCCTTTGTGTGGCCCTCACGTTATCCACGCAAGGATAAGCTATCACAGTATGAAGGTCTCTTGTCACCACAGATTGTGGAAGACATAGAGATGGGAGTAGAGGAGTGGACACCTACAGATCCTGACCGCTTCACCAGTGAGGACCTAGTAGAACGTGAAGCTGCTATGGGTCGTAGTAACTTCATGCTACAGTTTCAGCTAGACACAACCTTGAGTGATGCGGAGAAGTTTCCACTTAAGTTCAGTGACCTAGTAGTGACATCAGTTAACCCAACACAGGCACCTGATGCTGTGGTGTGGTGTAGTGACCCACGTAACTGCCTTAAAGACCTCCCTACTGTAGGACTACCAGGTGATTACTTTTATTCACCGATGCAGTTACAAGGTGAGTGGAGTGCCTACACTGAAACTATATGCAGTGTTGACCCCAGTGGACGAGGTACAGATGAAACAGCAGCAACATACATCTCACAAAAGAATGGCTTTCTCTACGTTCACGAAGTACGAGCTTACCGCGACGGTTATAGCGACAATACACTTCTTGACATCTTGCGTGGGTGTAAGCGGTACAATGTTACTAAATTACTCATCGAAACAAACTTCGGAGATGGTATCGTCGCAGAGTTGTTTAAGAAACACCTCCAACAAACTAAACAAGCAATAGACGTAGAAGAAGTACGTGCTAATGTCCGTAAAGAAGACAGAATTATCGATGCACTAGAGCCAATCCTTAATCAACACAAGCTAATTGTCGATAGAGGTGTAGTTGAGTGGGACTATGCTTCTAATAGGGATGCAGCGCCTGAGGAACGTCTTCTCTATATGCTCTTCTACCAAATGAGTAGAATGTGTCGTGAGAAGGGGGCAGTTAAACATGACGACAGATTAGATAGCCTAGCACAAGGTGTTAAATACTTCACAGATGCTATGTCTATCAGTGCTTATGAAGCTGTTAAGATGCGTAAGCAAGAAGAGTGGAACGACATCCTAGAGACCTTTATGGATGATCCAATAGCTGCTACAAATCACCTCGTTATGGGCATGAATTTAGAGCAAAGACGCAAAGCTAGAGGTAAGACAAAAAGTTCAGTCCCTACCTGGGTCTGAGATCCCACCCGATTAAGGGGAAGTGGAGGGTGGACCACTTCTTCCGAGGGTAAGGAATAGACATGCCTCTATCGAGACACATCTATTCCTTCCTTTATCCACCAGTTACTATTACTCTCTAGACAGTTAACCTTGGGGAAGTTAACATAAGTCTTTCTAGAGGGGGTTATATCTTCTTTACTGTATAACACGCCGTAGGCGGTTATTACCGTAAGTACTGTATAACCAAAAGACGCAAAACCTCCACTAACCTACACTATTTACGGTTAATACTGTGAATACTGTGAGATTAGAGAGCGAAGCTCTCATCACTACTGTTACTACTGTTATTAACTCTCCTACTTACCTCCGTTAACGTATGAGTAGAACATATCGTAAACAACCTTACTTTATCTTTAGAGGTGTAAGGACAACTAATGAACTTAAACAAGTTAAAGTTAGTAATGATTATTACGATGAAGAGTATACTCCATATATTAGGAAACGTTTTATTCCTACTCTTTACGATGACGTAAAAGTATCAGCTTATTACGAACTTGATTACCACCACAGTTAATGACTCATTCCACCACTCTTGTTCACATTACCCCTAACGCTGAAGAGCTTATCTCTTACATGGCTAGGGTATCTAACCCAGCTAATCAATCAAACACTGAGACCAGTGCTAAACTAATTAAGTACCTCATTGATCATCAACACTGGTCACCTTTTGAGATGGTGAACATGTGTGTAGAGATTAACACTACCCGTAGTATAGCAGCACAGATTCTTAGGCATAGGTCCTTTTCCTTTCAGGAGTTTAGTCAACGGTATGCTGAGGTTCCTATTCCTGCAGAGCTACCTAAGCTTCGTAGACAAGATACTAAGAACCGTCAGAATAGTATTGATGACTTGACTGACGATACCAAACGTCTCTTTGATTATCGTATTGGTATGTTGTACGGTGATGCCTATAAGATCTATAAAGACATGATAGCAGCTGGAGTAGCTAAAGAATGTGCTAGAGAAGTTCTACCACTAGCTACACCAACTCGACTGTACATGAATGGTACTATCAGGTCTTGGATTCATTACTGTCAACTTAGGTGTGGTAACGGTACACAGCTAGAGCACAGGATCATCGCAGAAGGTGCCTATAAGCTCCTACAGGAGCATCTACCTAGTGTCTGTGCTGTGTTAGCTGTTTGACTGATTAAAGCCTACATAGGCGCTGGACTGTTCTTCCGGTGGCCTTACACGTGGATTCATTTAATCATGTCTAAAGCTAAATCTAAAAGTAACTGGTGGTCTGAGCTTGGCCTTAAAACTAATCCGTATGTCTACGGTCCTATGCCTTGGAAACGTACTAGTCTGCGTGCCCGTATGTTAGAAGCTCGTCAAACAGGTAAACTCGCTTGGGTCTGGAAAGATGGTCAAGAGGCTCGTAGATTTCACGGTTATAGTTAATTAACTTGGTTGGGAGGTAACTCTCCCTTCCTAAAAAAAAATAACATAAATTTAACAAGCCTTATATCGACAGATGGCCCCGCAATTCCCCCCAGTACCCCCTCCTTATATACAGGGACGCACATTAGCTATGCCGTGTGCTGTTTGATTCTTTCTCATCAGGACAGAGCTATTGAGAATACTAGTGGCAAGGAGTTGCGATCAAGGACGCCCAGCGTATGTCCATAGCCTTGTCCAGAGTATCTGCATCAGGCACAGGTACGCAGGACATTGGACAGAGTGTTGGGTATCAGCAGTACTGTCATCATCTATTGTCACGCCTTATTGAGAATGAATCGCAATAAGCAATGCTGTGTGATATGAATTAATAGCGATACGAATTAGTATCAAGGTGCAGATATATACCAAGTTATCTGTATGCGCAGCGAATACCAGTAAGACAGTGCGGCTATAACGCTCTCAGCCACGCCTGTAAGCCTCTCTAAGGCCCCTCTAACAGTTGTTAGGTATACTGAGCCCTTGTGCGTGCTAACGCACACTAGAGCACAGTAGAAGCCTATTGCAGAGCCTTCCAGATAATGTGTTCACAATCACGATCGAACTCACACAGCACTGTTTATTAACAACATGACCTGCCCACACCAGTAGGGATCGATAAGGAACGCTGATAGGGTCAATTAGTGGGCTACACGGATCCACTGGGTTCTTGGGATTGACACATCGGCCTAGGGGCTGGTATGTTAGATGAGTCGGTGGGGGAGGCGAGACCGTCGCTCTCCACCGGGTACCTAGATAATAGAATAGTTGTGGTCGTCACAAGACGGACTTAGCGGAGCGAGCGATCCCGCGAACAGTTATAGGTTGCAACCCGACCTGACTGTACGACCACGTTACTTGCGCAGATCCACATGCGCTATATAAATTAGATCATGGTACTAACTGTTCATTACTACCACGGAGTTAATTATGTCTAACGTAATCGACCGTACACTTGCTCTTCGTCTCTTCTCTTGTTGTGACAACGGCAATGATATCTTGAGCACACTTGATATGATTGCTGCTGGATTCACTGAGCCTACTACTGCTACACCTACTAGTGAGGAGATTGAGTTCTGATGCTAGCCTTAGCTATTCTTATTGTCGGTACTGTTTATGCTATTAAGGAGATCAATGACAACCTTTACCTTTGATGACCTTCGTGCTGCTGTGCAAGACTGCACCAGCTATGACTTAGTTCAACGCATGGGTGATGATTATGAAGAGTTCGTTCTTGTAGACCCATACGGAGACATAGATGGTGACCCGTTCTATGAGTTAGAGGATGTTGAGTCCTTTATTCGTGCTAACGATGACATCGATGCTTACCTCTACAATGTTACCAACGTATGATGTACACTATTGCACGCATGGATGATGAGGGCAGATGGGTTGCTCTTGAGACATTCGATTCATACAGTGAGGCTGAGATGGATTATGATAAGTATGAGGAGATGTATCCTTATGCTTTAATAGAGATCATCAGTCACGGTGAGTAATTTGTCTACTGTTTCATTCACAATCACGCACACATTACCTATGACAACCACTGCTGCTCCAGTCTTTATGCTCAAGGGTGATTCACTTCTTGACTTCGTAAATGAAAAGATGCCCCTTATTAATAGGGGTGAGCTTACACGCACTGATATGATCAAGGACGCAGGCTATTACCGTGATGACGATAGTGCTATGTACACTGAGTTCTACACCGAGCTACTTAACGCTAAAGGTGTGACACCTGCTACTGACACTGACACCATGGAACAAGAGTATGATGACATGAGCACTGATGAGAAGGACCTCTACGATAAGATCACTGACATGCTCGGTGAGAAGTGGACTCATGAGGAGACTGTTGAGTTCATGGAGGAACTTGATGACATCGGTATCAACACTGCTAGTGACTTTGAAGAAGCTTATGAGTACACACATGATAGCTACTCAAGCTATGCTGAGAAAGAGTTCGCTGAGTACTTTTGTATAGAGGTACTTGGGGCTGAGATTCCTGAGATTGTCCTTAGTGCCATTGATTGGCAAGATGTGTGGGATCATAACCTGCGTTATGACTTCTGCTACATTGAGACTGTCAATGGTACCTTCTTCTTTCGTAATAACTGACAATGAATTACATCATCACTCGCAACGACTTGCTTGTTTTCATCTCTACAATTAAAGAGAACTATGAACATCAAAAGAAACTCTGTCAGGAGCTTCCTGGATACGAGTTCCTTGAGTTGACTGACGAAGAGTACGATAAGGTGTTTTATTAGATGACTGACGAAGAATACATGCAACAGGTCATCAAAGAATACAAACGTATTGATGATGATCTTGATGTAGAGGATGACTTCTTTGATTTCATTAACCTTGAGGAGGAGATGTTTAATGACTGACATGGTTCACACTCACGACACTGCTATTAAAGTTGATGTCTACCCTGATGAGTTCAAACCAATCATGAAGGCACTTAAGTACTCACTAATGTGTGATGACTCACGTAAGGTATTGACTGGTGATGAGTGGTCAACACTTAATGAGTGGCTTGACTACTTCTCTGACATTGCACTTAATGAGGGTGTATGAAGCTAAACGTTCAACGACTACTTGAGACATGTATTGATGATGGCATACGTGATGCTATCAACTCATGTCGTGAGGAGAATGACCTAGCAGCCAAGCTAAGTGAGTACATTTGGCTACAGATCGATTACTACTTCACCTTTGAGGAGAACTGATGGCTAAAGCATTGACTGATGAACAACGTCAGCTTCGTATTGATTTGGTTGAGTTTCTTGCTGTCGCTGTTAAAGAGCGAGTTGATGCTTCGTTCTATACTGATGAGCAGGTAGCTGAGCTTACTAAACAAGTTAAGCGTGTTGCTAAGTTCCTTTGCGTTGCTAATTAATGTACACCACCTACAAAGGTCTCCGTGAGTATGAAGTCACCCTCACAAGCGGTGTTTGGTATCTCCTAGCACCTAGTACTGAACAGGCAGCATGGACTGCTATTGAACTGTCCCAACAACGTAATGAACAACTAGTAAATGTCAAACAAACGGAAGAATGGTAAGATGGCTAAGCGTAAGGAATTCCCTAACAACTGGCAAGAATACAAGGATGCTGATGATAACATGTTCCATGAGCATACCTTTGAGGAGATTATGTCTTGGAAGGTCGCAGGCTGGGAACTACCTAGTTCGGTCCGCTGTATCATCCGCACCTCTGATCTCAACACTGGTAAGGTAAAAGAGTATGTCTACCAAAAGCGTAGTGCTGCACAAGCTAAGGTAGATGCATTGATCAACACACCTGACATTGAGTTCACTGTTGTTGATCACGAGTCTATTCACTTCTTCACCCCTACTGATTTCAACTGATGTCTGATTACACCTTCTCTCGTCGTCTTCAACAACTGATCAAGCAAGTAGAGAATCATCCCAATCGTGATGAGATCATCAAGCTTGCACAAGAACAACTTGTTGATGACTCATTCACAATCATCGCGGATAACTGATTGGCTACACCAGCACAGATCGATGAACAAGTAGCTCTAGAGCGAGAGCAAATCAGGCAAGGACTTCAACGCCTTAGAGATAACACTCGTAAGCTACAAGAACAAAGCTATGCAAGTGCTACAGTGTATGGTGCAGCATCCATTGATGCACTGTTACCTGAGCTTGTTAAGTACATTGAAGAGTCGAGTGAGTATCGCCTGAAGCGTGGTTCTGGTCATCAATTTGATATCATCAAGAACTATGTCTCTCAACTAGAACCACTAGCATCTGCTTCTATTGCACTAAAGATTACCTTTGACAAGGTGTTCTCTACCACCAAAGGTAGTGATCAACTGCAATCAGTGTGTGATAGTATCGGTAACGCTATAGAGTCTGAGTGTCAGATGCGGCACTATGAGAAGACTGCACCTGGGCTACTTGCTTCTCTAAAGAAGAACTACTTCCACAAGTCTATTGGTACTAGGCAGAAACTAACTGTCACTCAAACACTAATGAACAGGTGTGAGGTACCTGAGTGGGAGATATGGGGTAGAGCTAATCGCATTAAGCTAGGTGCATGGCTTCTTGACTGCATCATGACAACTAGTGGTTGGTTCGTAAAGGAGCTACGTAGGCTTGGAAAGGTGACGGTA